TGATACGCTGACACGGTGCTTGCCCTGTCACTAATAGAAACTACGGCGTCTATACGCTTCCGTGCCTTGCGCTGTATGGGTGTTCGCACGCTGATACATACCCCCTGGGCGTAGGCCCTCCCCTGCCCGTCGTTGTGCAAGGGACTCTTCTTGTGCGTGGGCGGAGAGGTGGGGTTATAGATTCGCCTGGTTCGTTGTAGGGGTGGCGGCTTTGTTTTGTTGGTACTGGATTTGGCCGTTATTCTATATGGTTTTTATAGGGGGTTTACCATTTGACTTTGTTGGCCCAGTATGCGGCTGACATTGGTCCTTTTGCGATGTTTTTGGAGTGGCGTGATTGGAAGTTTTCCCTGCGTTGACGGTAGGATGCGGATTCTCCAGTCTTCTTTGGGGAGCCGCTGACTCCTTGTTGTCCGAATCGGATGGTTTTGATTTGGGACCCTGATTTGGCTACGACGATGTGTGATTTTTTGGGGTGGTCGGGTGTGCGTTTGGGTTTGTTGTATCCGCTTACACCTGCACGTGCTAGGCGTGAGTCACGTTTGGGGGTAGGTTTGGTTGCCATTGATTACCTCTATGTTGAGTATCCATCCTAGTGGGATGTGGTTTATGTCCCCAACTGTTTTAGGGGTGGTTTCTGTTTTAAAGATTGTGCCTGCCAACGTCAGATAGTGTTCTTGGCAGTCTTTCCAGTAGTGTCCTACGGTGGTGGCTACGGCTGTTTCGGGTTCGTAGTCGTCTACTTCATGCCATCCTGAGTGGGGTGCGTATGCATCCCGCCAGGTGACTCGTAGTTCTTGCCATTCTGTGAGGTGGTCTAGATTCATGGTTTCCTGTCGGTTGTATAAGCGTTTACTGGAACGGGGCTACGCTTTGGCTCGCCCCGATGTATAAGCGATACTTGTCTAGAACCGCCTTTAGGGCGGTTTTCTGGCTTCCCCCCCTATAGTCCCCCCCATTCGTTACCTGAGAATGATTCTCACATATACAAGCCATGCCAGCCCTGTCTGGCTGGCTCCTAGGTAACAAAGTTGCCTATAGGGTATGAAGGAAGAATTGATTCTATCTGCACCCCAGCAGGCTTACCTAGACTGGCTCTGCACGCCCCCTATGGAACGCAATCCTGGTTCTAAGAACAAGATGGCTGTAGAGTTGGGCGTTGATGTTAAGACGCTTCGGCGTTGGGAAAAGAAACCTGTGTTTCGTGACCAGTGGCAGAACCGTGTGGATGATATCCAGGGTTCTCCTGAGCGTACCCAGGGTGTGTTAGATATGTTGTACACTAAGGCTATGGATGGTGATACGAAGTCTGCTCAGTTGTATCTTCAGGCTACGAATCGTATGGCTCCGCCTACGATTGAGGTTAAATCCGACCGTAAGGCTCAGGAATTGTCTGATAGTGAGTTGGATGAGTTGATTGGTGCTTTGGCTGCTCGTGAGAAGGAAACACGGTCTTTGCGGGTTGTGTGATGGACTTGGTTGTTTGCGAGACTTGTGGAGAGGAATTTCCTGCTAATTGGGGTGGGTGTCCTTTTTGTGATTCTGGTGAGCGTCCTGTTTTGAAGATGAGAGATAACGACTAGTTTTTTGTTATGGAATTAAATGAACTCCTAAATGAGAGGGAGTGGCGTCTTTGTCGTGGTCCTGACGATGCTTCTCCTAGCGACCTTGCTGATGCGTTTGAACATTTTTGTTCTACGTATTGGTTCATTAGGCATCCTGAGCGTGGACGTATCCTGTTTGAGATGCGTGAGGCACAGGTTGAGACTGTGTATGCTTGGATTTCTAATCGTAACAGTATCGTTTTGAAGGCCCGTCAGATTGGGTTTTCTACGTTGGCTGCGGCTTTTGCTTTTTGGGAGGTGTTCTTTTGGCCTGACCGTTTTGAGGTTATGTTGAGCCGTACCGAGCGTGAGGCGGCTAAGTTGTTACAAAAATCTAAGTATGGGTATAAGATGTTGCCTGACTGGATGCGTCAACGGGGTCCTGGTTTGGTGTCGGATAATCAGTTGAAGATGGTGTTTAGTAATGAATCTGCTCTTGAGTCTCTTCCTAGTGGTAATGACCCTGCTCGTGGTGAATCCGTTTATCGTGTCTTTATTGATGAGATGGCGTTTCTTCCGAACTCTGAGGAAGCCTGGGCGTCTATTGAACCGATTGCCGATGTGGGTGGTCGTATTGTATGTTTATCCACCGCTAAGGGTGAGGGGAATATATTTCATAGGCTTTGGGTTGGGTCACAGACTGGGACGAATGATTTCAAAGGTATTTTCTTTCCTTGGTCGGCGGGTGACCGTGATGAGGAGTGGTACGAGGTAAAGAAGGCCCAACTGCCTGATTGGCAGTTAGCCCAGGAGTATCCTAGCGACCCTGAGGAGGCTTTTGTACGGTCGGGGCGACCTGTATTCGATTTGGATGTTTTGCGTGCCCTAGAGGTTTCTGAGCCTGATAGGGGGCATTTGTTTTATGGTGAGTGGATTGAGTTCCGTCGTGATGGTGGTCCGTTGTCTGTGTGGCAGGAACCTGAGTTGGGTACTGTTTATTGTGTCGGTGCCGACGTTGCTGAAGGTTTGGGTCATGGTGACTATAGTGTGGCTCATGTTATTAATGCTCATACAGGTGATGTGGTTGCTGTGTGGCATGGCCATATTGACCCTGACTTGTTTGGGTCTGATGTTTTGTTTGATTTGGGTGATTGGTATAATCATGCGTTGATTGGTGTTGAGTCTAACAACCATGGTTTAACCACGCTGAAGGCTTTGCAGCGTGTGGGTTATCGTAATATTTATCGTCAGCGTCGTTTGGCTCAGCGTTCTCCTCAGGCTACTGAGGTGTTGGGTTGGCGTACTTCGGCTGCTTCTAAGCCGTTGGCTATTGACGAGTTGGCTAAGGCGTTGCGTGATGCTGATTTGGGTTTGATGGATGCTAATACTGTTGCTGAGTTGCGAACGTTTGTTCGTGAAGAGAACGGTAAGATGCATGGTTCTCCTCATGACGACCGTGTTATGGCGTTGGCTATTGCTAATCAGATGTTGAAACATGTGTGGCTTCCTGAGTATACTCCTGATTTGGCTCCACCTAGGTACTCTTTTGATTGGTGGGCTACTCAAGTGACACGTGAAAAGCCTGAAAAGTTTATTATTGGGTCGTTTAATACTCGCAGGTAACGATTTATTCTACTAGTATGACTGTTTTTGTATGTGATAGATGTGATTCCCGTTGGGTAGGCGACCAATTGCCTCCTCGTGGGTCTATTTGTTTTAGATGCCACGTTAAAACCGTGGACATCGGTTTCCGTCATGGTAAGGAAAACTTCCATGGTGCTACTATTCGTGAGAAGCAGAACAAGATTGTGTCGGATGCCGCCGCTAAGGGTATCAAGGCTGAACCTATAACTAATTGGATGTAACATGTCTTGGTGGGTTCCTATTGTCGTTGCTATTATTACTGGACCTATGGTTGTTATTTTACAGTTACTCCGTAGAGAAAACAGTAGCCAGCATGCCGAAGGTAGGGAACTTCTTAATCGGGTTTTATATAAAGTCGATGATGTCGGAACAAAAATTGACAACCATATCGGTTGGCACGAAGGGAAGGAACAGAAATGAATTCTATTTTAACTAAAACACAGCAGGCGGCACTTCACTCGTATTTGCGTTCTGTGCTTGCAACCACTATCGCTGCTGTTATGGCTGGGGCTAAAGACTGGTCCAGCATTGGGGCTGCTTTTATTGCAGCCGCATTGCCACCTATCATGCGTTATTTGAATCCTAACGATTCAGGGTTTGGTGTAGGGTCTAAGTAATGGCTCGTCCAGCGAATCGTGACGTTCTAGCGTCTTACCGTAAAAAGATTGACCATTCCCGTAAATGGCGTAAGGAAGAGAAGTACGACAAACTTTGGCGTCGTATGATTGACCTCTACAAGGGTAAGCATTACCTTCAGGTTTCTGAAGAGGACAGAATGCTTGTAAACGTCTGTTTTGCTACTATCAACGTTATTGGGCCTAGTGTGGCTGTTAACCATCCTAAGATTACGGTGGGTGCACGCAAGGCTGAAGATGGCGATAAAGCCATCATCACGGAAGCCATTATTAACTATTGGTGGCGTCATTATGATTGCCAGAAGCAGATGCGTCGTGCTGTTGACGACTATCTGATTCTTGGTCATGGCTGGCTTAAAACTGGTTATCGTTTTATTGAGGAAGAAAAACTGAGCAAAGCAAGACCTGATGATGAAGGCGAATACACAGACCCAACCCAGGGTATGTCTTTGGAGAGCCAGTTGGTTGTTGTTGAGGACCGTCCTTTTGTTGAGCGTGTCTCACCGTTTGATGTTTTTATAGACCCTGATGCTACCAGCATTGATGATGCCAAGTGGATTGCACAGCGTGTGCGTCGCCCTATGGTTGACGTCAAGAATGACCCTAAGTATAACCGTCGTGC